ACTTGTCCTAGCGCAGTTTCTGGAATGTTCATAATTTCATGCATTGAGCGTTTTAATAACTCAAGATATTTAAGTGCGCCATCAATTCCTTGCGCACCACCTTCAAGATTGAAGACTTGAGCGTCTTTTGGAAGACCGCCCCAAACCTTCTTAGCACCTTTCTCAAGGTTAGAGGCTTTAGCACCAACGATAACTGTCACAGGAGAAGCGTGATAGTTAATGATGTCTGCAACATCGGTGCTAATTTCGTTATATGCACGGTTTATAGTGATGATGTCGTGTGCGTCCGAGAGACCCCACGGTGAACCTGAAACAGGAACGTTAGGAATGTGTACCACTGGAATAAGACCAAGTGGATTTGGACGTGAGTCAATGAGTTCATCGTTGATGTACTCTTCAATTACGTCATCGGTCAAAATTTCAGTGTAGGTAAACACTTGACGTGTACCTTCAAGAGAGGTTCCCCAGAAACGATACTTCTGTTTGAATCTAAGAAGACGGCTTCTATCATGTGGGTGGAACTCAGGAAAACAGAATGATGAATTCATAGGCAGAATGCGAACACGTCCAGGGTGGAACATGCCAGCAGAGTCTGTCCAAGGCTCTTCGTAGGCTACTTTGACGAATACGTCGCCTGTAATACCTCCTTGTTGTCCCATCTCAAGTAGGACTCGCATTTTGTCATTATCGATTTCCCAAATGCGTTCAAGACGGTCTGGAATAATCGCTTCAGTTGATTTAGGAGAGCGAAAGTGAACGCCACGACCAAACACGAACCTAGAAAGGTAATCATTAAAGGCACGGTAATAATTAACTGCAATTTGCATTTCGCCTTGTTCACGACGATAACCCCAATGGTGTCCTAGGTACATCGCCCAGTTAAGCGAATAACGGTTTAAACGAGGACCGTGAACCTCAAATTCTTCATCAGCAAGTTCTACAAGACCAAGTGGTGAAATAGAGATAGTAAGGTCAGATGACGCTGCACGATACGACGGTGGCGTGAAATCAAGAAATGACATTACTTCTTGCCTTTATCCTTTTCGGATTTCTTATCTTCTTTTTTAGAACTCTTTTTTTCAGATAATTGTTTTTGTTGTTTTTTTACTGCCATCTTGTGACGACGGTCTGCTTCTGTTGTTTCAGTGTATTGTCCGCCTGCTTCTTTATACTTTTTTGCAACCCAAGCACTTGCTCCAGGGTTAGGCCACTTTGAATACTTTGCTTTGGCCTGTGCGACAAACATCGCATACAATTTTGGATTAGCAGGTTTTCTCACTGAATCTCCTCCGAATACATCCTAGTCCCGCCCATACACTACCGTATGAGCGGGTCTAGGTTGTTAAATAACTAGTCGTTTACGACAGTTGGGGCTGGACGCTGTTGGCGGCCACCAGAACGTACAACAGTTTCAATCATCTGTTCTGCACGGTCTGTGTAAGTGCCATGAGCAAACTCACCGAGCATGGTAGGTGCTTCAATCCATGCAGCAGAACCTACGTGTGCACGCTCAGACAAAGTTTCAGCGGCAGGCTTCTGCCAGACTGGAGCATTACGATTTGGACGACCAGGAGCAACTGCTGAACCCTGTTGCATTCCCTTAACAAAATCGTTTGGAACATCGGTATCAGTTGCTACGCCTTCTTCAAAGCGTAGTGGTCCACGACGTACTGGGTTGTCACCCATTTTGCGCTCGTAGACATTTGGTGCACGCTCTGGAAAGCGAGGTGCTGGAGAAATAGCCATTGGAGACTCCTTGTTTCTAGGTTTAGGTATACCTGGTAGATAGTTTCTACCCTTTTTACTACTTTGTGTGGCTTAACCGAAGAAAGGATTGCTAGAAGCCACAACTTCTGGCATTACTAGGTCTTGTGTTAAAGAACAGGCAATTGCTAATGAGTCTACAAAGTCGTCGTGTGCATAGGATTCGTCAGGAGCGGCTACAAGGAAATTTGGACCTTTGTATTGGACCTCTGCATCCACCATCTGCTGATAGAACCGTTTCCAAGTTCTTAGACGCCTAGTTTTTGCATGAGATGGCCAAGAAATCATTCGTCTTTGAATTAAGGCCTGCAAGTGTTTCCACCGTTTTGACTGCTCTGATGGACTAGATGTCAAGGACATTACCTCTGCTCTTGGCAAAAGTAGTTTTAACCTCTGTGCCACCGCGTCTCCAACACCGTTGGCATCTACGCCCACAGCAAGCACATCGTAGTTTTCTAAAAAGTTAACAATTTGATAATACTGTTCTTCCCAATCATCTCCTTGCATTTCTAGCCAATTTAAAATTCTATGGTCAAAGTAACCGAACTCATCGGGTCTATCCCAATCAACCCACACAACTGTTACCACAGTGCTGTCTGTCTTACGAGCAGGGTCGATACCAACAACAACAGGTGTTTTGTGCCACGACTTAACAAGTTCTTGAGAAGTATCTCCTAATTCATCCATAATTGATGAAGTAACAAACATTCCTCGTTCTAACAACCACTTGCAGTTGTACGACATCTGAAATTCATCAGAATCTTCACCAATACGAAGCATCTCTTTACGAATGAACTTCTCGTAATTTGGATTAAATTTTGAAACATCTTTCCAATCCCATTGGAAATGATTTTGTCGTGCAGCACGGCCTGTCTGTCGTCTACGATTCAATTGAATAGAACGATAGAAGTTATTTTTACTAGTAGTTGGAGTTCCAGTTTTAACCATCGTACCCGCGTAGTACGCAAGCATTGGACTAATAGACTTTGATACAACAAAATCATCTGCTTCTTGACACTCGTCAATGATGACAAGGTGAAACGACTTAGATTCAATCTTTGCTCGTGGGTTAGCGGTCATCATTGTGATAGTTGAACCAGATTTTTTCAAACGAATCTGACGAGTAACGCCTCCCACGCGTGCGGCTGTGTCATCAATCTCTGGGTCATCCATAATTTCTAAAGCACGTTCTGAACTGAGTCGTGTGACTGTACGTCCAAACAAAGTTTCGGCTTGTGACTCTGTTGGAGCGAACAATCCAACCCAAATTCCATCTTTAAATTTACCTAACAAATCTGGATATAGTTTTGCAAGTCTAGGAAGAAGAATCATCATTGTTGCAACGGTGTCTGCAACTGTTTCAGATTTACCTGACTGACGAGAAGCAAGAGCAGTGATTTCTTCACCATCATTGATAATCACAGACTCCATAATGCGACGTGCAAGAGGTTTTTGATAGGGGTGTAAATCATGTCCTACAAGCACCTTGAGAAACTCAAGCATCTTATCTATTAGTTTGTCTACAAACTGTTGAGATAATTCGTCTAAAGGCTCATCAATAGACTCTTCAACAGGCGCTTCATCCTGAAGATAGAACTCAGGGTTTATCTCTTCAAACTTATTGTCTTCCATATACACCCATTAAACAGCGCGACCCACCTTTTGGGTGGGTCAACGCTAGACCTGTAGAGAGGCAACGCTTAGTAATCATATCAGGATACGTGTCTTTTCTTCAATTCTTTGGCAATAGCATGGAAGGCTTCTGCCCCCATTAAAACTTCATCTAAATCTGCAACGCTATTTTGTTTCTGATAAATCGTTATGTGTTTGCCAATCAGATACATCGAGTGCTCCATCCAGGCTATCAAGTCTGGGGTGGAAATCGATGCTACTCGTTTCTCTATCCGAGTCTGGGGCTGGTGTCCATCCCGCTTTTTCCGTAAAATCATCGTAAGTTACATCCCGCCTTTCTAAGGCCGAGTTTAGCGCTTCTTCCTCACTTTTTGCACCAGTCCATCGACCTACAACTAGAGCCTTGTAATTAGGAAGCCTAAATATGAGGGGTGTAGAGGTTCTGAAAGGCTCCTCTATCTCTTGAGTCCAACCACGTACTAAGTATTTTCCGTCCCATTCATACGGGAACTTGGTTACTTGAACAAATAATGGTCCGATGTTGTGTGCCTTTGGCATTTATCGCTTTCTTGGTTTACTTGCTTTCGGTGGTTTTGGAGTGTTCTTTTTTGCCAAACGGTCATACTGCTTTCGTTCGTTTGTCAATTGTATAGCACGTGTTACCTTGTACAGAGCCGTGCGTGCGTACGCAGGAAGCGAGGATACGCTTGCTGGTCCGCGAGGTTTGTAGTCTAAAACTTTGTAAATGTACTGACCCTTAGACACTCGACGCTTAAAGTCTTGCCATTCTGTTGTACTAACTTCGTAGTAGTTGTAATAGGTGCCATCACGAAATACGACGGTTAAAACAGAGCGCTGACGGTCATATCCAGCAGCCACTGTTCGTGGACGTTCAGGATTGGTTGTAGAAGTTGGAACTAAAGACAGGGGAGCAGGAGCGTCTGATTCTCCAAACTGCGGTCCCTTTTCACCAGGAATAACAACTTCACCTGTGTCTAAGTCTTCGTCGTAATATTTACGACCAGCAGAACGGTCTACGAAGTTTCCTTGAGCGTCTATGTAATAGACGTCTTCTCCAAGTCCTGGAAAGACCGCTTCTCCTGCTTGATTTCTTTTTGCAACTTCGCTAGGACTTTGAGGATTGTAGTAACGCATTGTTTCATCTGCGTTTAATAAAGTAATTGTTTCAAAAAATTCGCCAGAAGATGCTGCTACAGGTAATGCAGCAAATGGACTTTGAAATCCGCCCTCTTGAGAAAGAATATTTGCCATTCCTCTAGTTTGTTTTGGGCCAAAGCCATAAGGCTTTCCCATCGCGCCTAACATTTCTTGAGCAGAGGGGAGGGCAGCAGGGCGTGGGCCCTTGCCTGCACCTCCTCCTCTAACTCTTGCCATAAGTTTATACTATGCCCAAGGAGTAATAGTTACTGCTTGTCCTACTGCAATCGTTGCGCCACCAGCGGCAACGGACTGTGTCTTGATTGTTCCAGATACTGCAACGACAGAACCTGAAAGTCCTGTTGCACCGTAAGATGCAGTTGAAGTTCCTGTAACGTCAAATGCGTTTGCATTTGGGACGTTTACAATTGTCCAAGTGTCATTGAACTCAGAAGCAAGACCAGAAACAGTTACGTTCTGGTTGGCTGAGTATCCGTGTGTTGATGCAGTGAAGCGGATAGTTGTTGAACCAGTTGTACGAGATACTGCTGTGATTGTCTTTGCAGAGTTAGTTGCAGCAGATGCTGTAGTAACTGTAAGACCTGCGTCATCAAGAGTGTCTTGAGCGGTTGCTGTAGCAACACCAATTACGGATGGAACGTTGATATAGCCAACTCCTGCTCCGTCATCATTTGGTGTGTAAAGTGGATAACCATTCCATCCTGCGTAAGCAATGACGTGGTCATTTAGAGTTGCATCTAGGTCACCCTGGACTGCTTCGCTGCGGTCATCGTTTGGTTGCATTGGGAAATTACCCCATACAAAATCGACTGCAACGTTTCCTGCGGAATCGATTAGATTCCCATTGTTGTTTGTTGCCATTAGTTTTCTTCCTCACATGTGTGGTTGTCTAGTTCAGTCTCAAAAAGAACTTCTTCGCAGTCGCGACATTTGAAGAAGCGAACTTCATCTAGTGCTGGGTGTAAGGAATCCGAATGTTCATCGCCGTAAGCCCTCTGAGGTCCTGCTAGGACTTCAGGAGGAAACGGTCCTCTTGGACTGTGCGAGGACGATGGTACAGCATGACCTTGCACTGCGAACTTACGAATGACCTTCATTCTTCGCTCGGTTCTTCAGCCGCCTTTTTCTTACGCTTTGCTTTTGTTTTAGGAGCAACCGCTTCTTGAACCTCTTGCTTTGCTGTCGACCACTCTTCAGTCGTCTTTATTAATTCGGCTTTCTTCCTTGCAGCCAAGAATTTAGGCAGGTGCTTATTGCAATAGGGAATCTCTCGTTCCAAAGTTATTTGGTATAGAAAGAAGGCGTCTTTATCGCAATTAGCACACTTCATTACTTAGCCTTCTTTTTAGGGGCTGCCTTCTTCTTCACTGGTGCCTTCTTTACTGGCTTCTTTTGTGCAGGAATAACCTTGACAGACTCAATCGCATCCAGTTCTTTTAATAGACTTTCAACAATTGCTTTTGGGTCTTTTTTCAAACCAAGTTTAATTAATAGTTTTGTAAACATTTAACAGTCCCATGCTCGTAGTGATTTGTTAATCCGACTGTTAGGGTCTCTAGCAGTCTTTGAAGAAGTGTTCTTTCTCTTCATGCCTTCCATCCTAGCGCAGAATGATTTACGACGCGCTGCTGATTTCTTAGACTTTTTTGCCTGCTCACGTTTTACAGGAGGTTTGAGGTCAGAGCCAGGGTTTGCACGTTCGTATGATTTACGTCCCTTTTCGTTAAGACCGCCTTTAGCGTTCTTACCTTCTTTGCGTTGCCATGCTGCAGATTTTGTTGCCATTACCAATCCAATCCGTGTGAGAACTGCTTGCTTCCCATAACAGGGGCTCCACCAGTCATAGGTCCTGGAGTAGACATAAGGTCTGTTAGCCTACTTCTTGTTTGCTTACCTAGTTGTGGATGGTCCTTTAAATACTCTAACTTTCTGTAGTAGTCAACTGAATGCATTCCAAACTGAGAACGAATAGCAGTATCTCTATCAGCAAGATTTGAAAACGACCTAGCAGAAAACCTAATCATCTTTTTTTCTGTGGGTGTTAACGGAGAATTTCGGTCTTTATACCCAGATAAGAAATTCTTGTGAGAGTCGTCATCACCAGTAAGAGTTGCAGGCATTATTGAGGAGCCTTCATTGCTCTGCCTGTCTTTGGGTCACGAACAGGTAGGGGTTTTGGTGTTTTGCTAGGTTCGTCAGTTTTTGGAGCACGAGTTGCTTTTGGTTTCTTTGTAAATTGTGCGGTTACATCGCCAATGCTTAAATGAATTGGTGTTTCGTGTTTTGCATGACGAAGAACTGAACCAAAGAACTCCATATTGCGACCATGCTGTGCCTGTGCCGCTTCTTCTGCAAGACCAGCCTTATGACTTTCTAATTCCATCCCATACTGATGGGCAGCATACTGAGCCTTGTGCATCTCTAGTGCACGTGACTGTGCTTCATTTGGTTGTTCTGTTCCTGGAAGCGCACGTGCTAGTGCCACCAAAGGATTCCAGTTGCGGTCACCTATTTGAGTCATAGGATAATAATCTCCTAGTCTTTAGGATTTTGTGCCGCTAAAGAGTCTTCAATCTTGATGAGACGTTCGCCCATCTCAACGAAGGCTTCCAACATTAGGTCGACCTTCTCTTCTACTTTCTCTTGCTTGTATAGCATTTTGTTTACAACGTCTTTTGTTGACTTCCCACCATTTTGACTTAACTCGCCATCCAACTTGTTAAGACGTTCCATGACTCCAGGAACGCGGTCTCTGCCTGGAGCCTCGTCTTCGCCTGTCCAATCTCTCTTGAAATGGTCGAACCAATCACTTAGTTCTCTTACTCTTTTATAGCCTGGACGAAAGATGACGCCCAAGGCTGTAAGAACTGATGCGACCAGAATAATTGCACCAGCAATTGCCTCAAGCGCCATCTATCTACCTCAGTGCTACTTCTTCTTGCCGAACCCGTATGACGGGTCTTTTGGATTTAGTGCTTTAGCCAATGGGCCGAGAAGACCTGCAATGAATGCATTTAGCAAAGTCTTTGGGTCTGTAACACCGCTCATGTATAGAGCGGCAACTGCTGCTGCAGCGGCACGGAGGTATGTACTTAATCATTTGCGGCGTCTCCTAACTGCCTTGTTCTCTCCAGTTGGCGCACCGCCACCTGAACTACTGCCTCCAGTTGACCCTCCAGTCGTTGTTGCAGCGGCTGCTGCGGCTGCTGCGGCTGTTGCAGCGTTAATAGCAGCACCTGCAGCGACTACAGTTGCTACAACCATCTTTGTTGCTTCTTCGCGTTCTTCTGGTGACATATCTGCGCCAATACTTCCCAGTGCAAGAAGAACTTGACCAGGGTCATTAAATAGTTCGCCAATTAATTCCGATGGATTTTCAATCAATTCAAGAGCGGCTGCAACTTCTGCAGTAATGATAACGGCATTACCGTCCTCATCGGTTCTAACATCGACAGGTGTTTCAGGTGGCAAATCACTGTAGGTAATTCCAGCCTCTTTTAAAGTTTCACTGGACACGGCCTCACCTGGATTGAGATTTGAAACAATCGCTGTTACTACGGCAGCCACTTCTGCTGCGGTCAAGTTCCCATCAGCAAGTGCGTTTGAGATAACCGTTTCTGGTGTAGGCTGTGAGGATGATTCTTCAGACTGATTTTCTTGCTCTTGGTTGTTTGGTGTTGGCTCTTCTGAT